ATCCTCAGGCCGTGGCCCCTGTACAGCCCCCTGCGCCTCGGGCGGCAGCCCGTCCTGCGGCGGCGTACCGGGAGGCAACGGCTGGCCGTCCGGGCCAATCTCGGGCATGCCGGGCATACCCATGGGCGGTGCCATGCCCATCGGGAACTCGGGCATCGGCGGCGGTGGCCCCAGCGCCGGGATCATGTCGTGCTGCCGGCGTGCTCGAAGGGCAGCCGCGATGCTGTAGTAGTGGAACGCAGAGTTCCCCTGAAGCGCCGGGTGCTGGACCATCGCCACCACCTCGTCGGCCTCACCGATACGCTGCGCCTGCGAGGCGAAACGCACGTCGGCTGTGAAGGTGATGTCGAAGCTGCGCTGGTACATTGCCTTCGAGACGCTGATCTGCCGCATACCGCGAGACGCCGGGGCGGGACGCAGACCAGACAGGATGGTCGGCAGGTCCATGTGGTCCAGTACGCTGATAACCTCTTCGTCCCCGAGGAAGTAGGCGTTGAGGCGGCAGTTGTTCCGCACGATGTTCGTGAGGAAGTCGATGTACTTGAGCCCGGTGGCCGTCAACTGCTTGGTGGCCTTCTCGACTCGCGTCGCTAACCCCCGGAACGTCTCGCCGCTCTTGCCCGCCTCGCCCGACAGCACGCCGGGCGCTGCAACGGCGCTGTCCGCCGCGGCCTCGGCCATGCGAATCACGTCGAGCAACGCCGTGCTCGGCGCACCAGGCTTCAACTCGAAGAGCGCATCCTTGATGGCTCCGCCCGACATACCCGTGGGCTTTATGATCTGACCCGGCTGCACACGAAGATTCTGCGTGCCGAAGTCGAGGCCGTTGCCCGCGATGAACGTCGAGACGTTGTTCATGGTACCCGCGTCGTAGTAGCGGTTCAGCGCCTCGTCGACGAGACGGTTGAGATCGCACTCGATGCTGCCGAACGACAGCCCAAGCATGCCGTATGGGTTGTCGATGCACACCCCGTGCGAGAACGACTCGATGGGCACGCGACGCACAGGGTCCGGTTCCGTCTTGCCATCCTCCATCCACTGTGGCGGCAGGGGCTCTTCGAGCTGTTCCTGCTGGAGCGCGCCGACAAGCTCGTCTCGGTCCTCGGGGTCGATGTTCGGGTCAAGCAGCGTCTGATGAAGCTGTGACTCCATGTCCTGCGTCTGCATGTACGCTTCCATGTCCTTGGCGTACTGCTCGGCTTCTTCGATCTGCTTCTCGTACCGCTCACGGTCGCGCCAGTCATCTTCCTCACGCAGGTACAACTTCGTGAGCATCTTGGACTGCGAGTCCACGATGGCGCAGATGGGGTTCAGCCTCTTGCTGCCGGGAAGCTGATACCAGCCGTGGTACTCGAAGAACACATATGGGCCGCGCTTGTTCTTCTCGGGGGCGACGATGCCCTCGTGCTTGCCGCCCTCGTCTCGCGCCTTCGTCTCAAAAATATCCCACGACGGCGGGTCAACCTTGAGCACTTCGTCGACGTTCGACCAGCGCCGCGACTCGTCCTCGTGGTCGCGCAGTGACTCAAGCTCCTGGCGGTACTTGCGGATGTGACGGCCCTTGTAGGGTACGTCGGACAGGTCGACCTCGGTCGAAGTCCAGACGTAGGGGAAGAACACCTCATCGCAGTTGAGGATGTCGTGCCGGTTGCGGTTCTTAACGGTGTCTCGGTACGAGTGCCCGATGACCGATCCATCGACGAAGAACTGCCACACGCCGCGCTGCTGCTGTCGCAGGAAGTCCGTCTGCTCGTTCTGGACCTGATAATTCGAGTGAATCGTCAGCATCTCGGCTTCCTCGTAGTCATCGGGCCCCGTGGGGTTGAAGCCGAAGATAGTATCGCGCTCGGAGAATATCTCGACGAACACGTTGGCCTGCAGCCGCAGCAACCGCTCCAGGGCCACTGGCATATGCGCGTTGCTACAACCTGGAAACGGCCAGTCCTTCTTCTTGATCCAGCCGGTGATGATGCGGTTGTTCTCGGCTCGACGATTGCGCCAGTCCTCGGAGCTGTCCCATGCGTCTTTCTGGTCAGCGATAACCTGCTCTGCGATCTTCTTGAGAAGCTCGTCACCGGCCTCGTTGCCCGCGAAGAACGGCACGAGGTTCTGAGCCATCGGGTCGTACTTCGTGAGATCGACGGCCTTTTCGTCCTCGTCGATGTTGACGGGCTTGCCTTCGGGCTCTTCAGTGGGCGGGATATCGTGCGGCATCAGTTTCCTCCATACCCATACTGACCGCGCGAGGCGGGTAGGGGCGCATCATCATAATCGTCCGGGTCATAAACTGACACGTCCTCGCGCCCGGTGGGCCGCGGGTTAGCCAAACAGGCGTAGGCCGTGGCCGCGAGCCAATGGTCGGGGCCTCCGTCGGCGGGCTTCTCAGGATCTTCGGCATCGGTACCGATGGCCGGTATCGTGGTGATGCAGCCTCGGCAGTTCTCGAAGAACATGATGCCCGGCTCGCCGTTGGGGCCCTGCTCGTTCAGGCGGCGGATTATCTGCTGGGCGGCTTGACGGCGCCCCTTGGAAGCCTTGAGCCAGTGGACGCCCTCCGCTGCCATGTCGTCGGCCATGGTGCGGCCATGGTCGCGGGCGCTCATGCCGATGTCGGACCACAGCTGCGTGTCCATCCAGCCTTGAAGGCGCGAGCTATCGCGGCGCAAGTTCCACTCGCCCGCTGCGATTTCGATCTCCTTGATCTTTATCGCGACCTGGCGCGCGTCATATCGGCGCTTGGCATTGCGGCCGTTGAGTGTCAGTTCGCGGTAGCAGATGAGGTTGCCTTCGGGGTCGACGGCCCACCACAGAATCACGCACTCGTCCTTGAAGCCCCAATCGCCCGAACGAAACCGCTTCCACCCCTGCGGTATCTTGAACGGCTTGATGACCACTCGGTCGGGGTCCCATTCCTCCGCGAAGAACGCGCCGGCGACGACGTACCAGTCACCATTGAGAAGCGACGCGATGATGTGCTTGGGCTTGCCACGAAGGTTCGCCTCGTACTTGCGGCGGAAGAGCGCGTCCGGGTTGTCGGTTAGCCGTGCGGGCAAGAAGATTCGCGTGCGCGTCTCGACGGTCTTGTCTTCGAGGGTCACCCGCTTGCTGAGCACCACGCGGCCCTTACGAACCGGATCGACAAAGTAGCTGCGCACCCAATTCGGGAACGGGTTGGACATCGACCTGGCCTTGAGCATCCCGCTGAGCACTGGGTCTGAGGTACGCACGCGGCCGACAAGCTCGTGATAGGAGTCCTCGTGCTCTATCTCCCCGAGTTCGTCGATGAACAGGCCGGTGTACTCGTTGGAGCGGTAGTTCAGATATGAGTCGTTGTCCTTGAGGTGGCCGAAGCTGTACTGGAACCCCGAAGAGAATCGCCACTTGTGAGACTGCGCGTCCCACTTGGCGCCGCTGTCTATCTTCGGGAAGATGAGCTTGGAGCGATGGATGGTCTGCTCAAGACGCGGGAACTCGCGACGTAGATGCAGCGCCCACCCGACGCTACGTCCCCATTCAATCTCCCTCGCGCGGCAGCGCGCATCCTCGACGACTATCTGGTCATTGCAGTCGTTGAGCAGCACGAGAGACTTGCCGGGACCGGCTGAGCCGCCGCCCAGCGCCTCGTCTACCTTGAGGGCGTGGTATTCCTGCCCCCACGGCGACGGGTCGTAGATCACGGAAGCGCCTCGTTCACATGCACCACCACCGTCACGTTCATCGGACTGGTAGCGTCGTCGCGGGCCTCGACGTAGATGGTGCGTGCGGTTGCGTCCACGCCGAACCTGGCATTGATGGCAGCGGCAGATTCGTGCGTGGATATCACGGTATCGGTGCCAACTTGAGCGACCACTCCCGCGGTGGACTCAAAGGTGCCAGACAGGACGTAGCCCGCGCGCTGCGCGGCGCCTGAGACAGAGACGGCCACGACGTGAGCGACGATAGACCAGCAGGCGTCGGTGGGCAGCGCGTCTGAAGTCCAGACGGTAACATAGGCCCCTGCCCCTGCCGTGGCGGCGGTTGCTCGTTCGCTCCCCCTGTAGTTGAGGGCCGCACGCAATTGCTTCAAGAGCTTCTGGGTTTCGCCATTGATCCACGGAAGGATGCCCTTTTCCTCGACCGTGCGGTCGGATACCGGGAACGGGACAGTCAGCTTCATGCGCCGAGAGCAGCCACGATGGCAAGCCACAGGGCGCGGCGGTCATGGTCCTTGATTGGAGGGCCGTCGGTCTTCCACGATGCGCGCTCGCGCTCGGTCAAGCTCATCCACTCCTTCGTGCCGTACTCGCCCTTGGAATGGCGCAACTCGCGGTCGGCAGCATAGGCCACCTTGGCGACTTGCATCGGAGCCAGGCTGGCGCGGACCTCGAGCACCCATTCGTCGGGCGAGCGCTCGTTGAGCGGGTAGACCAGCGACTCGGCTCCACGGTCAAGCCTGACGCCCAGCGTGCCGTCGTCGCGTTCGACGATGGTACCGCGCTGCCCGTCTCGCAAGGTGCCGCCGTTGCGGACCACCGGCTGGCCGACGTGGAAACTCATCGAGTCACTTCCCACCGACCGGCTTCGATCATCTTGCGCCTCCTCTTGCAGTATTCACTGTGGGCCTTGCGGTGCTCAGGACAACGGTACTCGTCGCCCGATGACTTCTCACAGCCGAAGTAGGCGCACTTGCCCCGCTTGCGGCGGTCCTTCTGCCCCGTCGTACTTCTCACACCCACTTCTCACACGGTATGTATTGACGCGCGCAAGTCAACCGTGTGAGAATACATTTCATGGGCGAGCACAAGACGAACAGGCAGGCGGTTATCAGGGCAATGCTCCCGGCGATGCCGGTGGGGCAGGTGTATTCCAATGTACAACTACAGGCTGGATTCACATTGAAGGCTGGGCTTCTCATCTTGGCGCCCGAGCAGATGCGCAAGACGGCCGAAGGGGTGATCGAGGTCCTGGTGGAGGATGCCGAGACGAAAGAGCAGACGTGGCAGGCGCCGCCTGATGGCTTCGAGGTGGTGGCCGAGGGCGACAGTCTTGGGTACCAGCACCTTGACTACGTTGTGAACGTGATGGGGTCGAAGGTGTCGGTGAACATCACGGCGCCGAGTGGAGGGCACCCGATGCAGTCCACGTTGGTTGCGACCGTCGCCAGGATGCCAGCGCTCGACTTCCTCGGTCGATTTGGCGATGGCGACAAGGAACCGTCTGCCATTCTGACGGGGTAACCATGCCGAGGTACAAGGACACGCCGAAGAAGCGACGGCCGGTGAAGACGAACTGGCGCGGCGAGCCCGACCCACATGACGGCATGACCCTATCGGCGGCGGCGGCACGGTACACTGACATCAGGCGGGCGGCATGGAGCCCCGTTAGCCACGTCAAGCTGATCAGACACACTCCGTACAGCTACATCTCGGAGGACGACGTGGTGGTCTGCAAGTTCATGCCGAGTTACGACGATCTCACCGCGAGGGATTGGGTGCCGACGAACCCAAGGGAGAGGCCCCGTAACCACTAGCGGTCGTTCGAAACGTCCTTCGTCGGGTAGTTGAATACCGCCTTGTCGATGTAGACGCGCACGTCGGCGCCGAGGGGTGCCACGTTGACCCTTGCGGCTTCGAGCTTCTCCAGGCTCTCGACGCGCCTTGCGGCGATGTCGATGTAGCCGGGCATGTCTTT